ACAAAGAGTACTTGGATACGCTTGTGGAAAAGAAAGTCATTACAAACTTCACAAACAACTCTACAACAGAAGATGTTGATTTTGAAATTATCGGTTACAGTGGCAAAGACTTGATCAAAGACCTCAAGTTGAGAAAGAGTTTCCATACATCCAACATGCACCTCTTCCACCCAATCAAGGGTATCTACAAGTACTCGAGTCCGGAAGAAATTCTCAAAGACTTTGTGGATCTCCGACTTGATCACTACAAGAAGAGAAAGGAACACCTCATTAAAGTTCTTCAAACGAGAGCAACTATGTGTGGTTATAAGTCGAAGTTTGTAACAATGGTTATTGAAGGTGACATCGTTGTGTTCAAGAGAAAGAAGGATGATTTGGAAAGACAACTTTCACAGTTGTTCCCCAAAATTGGTGGGACCTACGACTATCTTCTCAATATTAAAACTGTTCAGTACACCGAAGAGTGCGTCAGAGAACTACTGAGCGAAGCAAAACAAGCTAGAGAAGAACTTGAGATTATGAAAAATACAAGTCATATTGACATGTGGAAAATGGATATTAAAAATATGTAAACAATAGATAGATATGGGTGAGCCTTCCGGGGCACGCACCGCTGCCATCGTTGCCTTGAATGCACTTGGTAAACAAGATAGATATTTAATAAGTGAAAATTTAAATGATTCTTTATTTGATTACACCGAACGTCGTCATGCGGATTTTAGAAAATACCACAGGGTGACAAATGTCTCAAATCCAAACATTAAAAGTACATGGCCTTTTGGAGAAAAGATAAAGGTAACATTTAATCCCCAAAATATGGGTGATCTTTTGAGTAACATGTACATTCGCGTAAAGATGCCTGCATTAACAGCCCCAAAAAACTATGCCGACCAGCTTGGACGTCATTTGATAGAAAGTGTTGTCATGCGCGTTGATGAACTTGAAGTGGAAACATATTATGATGATTGGTCTATAATATACGATGAACTATATTCAGAAATTACAGAAAAGATAGCAAATAGATATCTTTTAAATAGAGGTCTTCCGTATGATAGTTCGGATGGCGGCGCAACCTTTGCTGAATATGAGTCTGAATTGGTAATACCTTTGCATTTCTTTTTTTCTAGAAAATATGCTAGTGACGATTACTCTTCGAATAAACCTAATAGACCTTACTTTCCGTTATGTGCGATTTACAAACAAAAACTCGAGTTTGATTTCAAGTTCCATAAACAAAGCTTTTTTACAGACTATTCCAATAATATATCTCTCACAAACTTTGAAATAGTAACTGAAGAGATAACCATTCCTGCAAATGAACGCATGTATTTTATGAAAGAGAAGCAAATGTTAATTACAGATGTAGTAAAAAGACATCCCAGTACCGTGACAGAAGTTGGAAAGCATGCGATAAAAAACAATATAGTCGCAAACATACCGGTAAAATGTATTCATTGGTTTTTTAGGAATTCGTTGTTTGAAAATGAGGACGTAATTAAAGAACCAAGTGAGACAGAAGAAGGTAAGTTTTACATTCACAATCGTTTTAATTTTTCATCAAACGTAAACTTTGATCAAACATATACATTTTTCTCACCAGTCATGTATGATGCAAAGTTTCATATAAATGGAAATAGATTGCCAAATTTAACATCTACAAATCATTCATTTTACAAGTATTTAGTTCCATTTCAAAAAAGATTGTCGAGACCTATAAGAAATATTTATACATATTCCTTTTCGATGAATCCCATGAACGTAGAACCTTCGGGTAGTTTAGATTTTAGTAACATACAGTCAGAAAAGACGAACATTGATATCCAATTGGAGCCAATTTTGACTGAAAGTTATACATTACATATGTACTATACGGGGTATCAAACATTTACGTTTGAAAATGGATTTATGCAACTTGCTTATTGAACAATCTCACTTTGTTATCACTGATATAGTCAAGGATGTCATTTTTTATACACCACTTAATGAAATTTAATTGTGCCAAGGTCGTTTGAATTTGTTCATTTGAACCTGGAATGGTATACTCAAATTTATCTGATCTGCAAAATGGATCAAATAATTTTTTACTGTACCCATCTAAAGATGATTTGTAAGCACAATGAACTAAAAATTGTTTACCATCACTCGTTGTATAGGACACGTTGTTTTTCTTAGAATAATTCGTGATAAACCATTCAATATTTCTAAGTGAGATACCACTCTTTTTGTCTAGTATATTCTTTAATATTGTTCTATTCTTTTCTTCGCTGTAAAAATTATTTATTGATGTTAGTAGAATATCTGTTTTACTCATTACATAACATGGTACTTAAATCTCTAAGTCTCTTTGATCCAATTTCACACCCTGGACATCCGGCTGTATAACCCTCGGAAAGACTGTGTGTATGTGTGTTACTTCTTTTAATCTCTACTGGTTCTATTTTTTTACTTTGATGTAAGTGGTTTGCACAATACCCATCAAATTTACCCTTACGAGTGCATCGTTTACCATCTAATTTAATACCTTTACAAATCATATCATTTGTATTTTTACCTACGTGTGGGGGTAAATCACGAAGTAAAAGTTCTATAGAAATTCCATGAATTTTTGAAATCTTTTCTATGTATGTATTTATCTCCGTTTGAAAACGTCTATTTACCTCTTCATCTATCATACGGGATATATCATCGTTAAGACTCATGACTTGATAATATTACTCTCGTAGTTTTTAAATAACTCTTCAACGGATTGACCCTTTTCCTTTTCTGTTATAGCGGTTTTAAGTCTCTCTTTCAATTCTGTGACCTTTCCAGATGAATCTAGACCCATTTTTTTACATTCTTCGATAAGTTGATCCTTCTTCATGGTACTCAACGAAAGCCCCTTTTCTTTTTTCTTTGGTGGTGGTTTGTGTTGAGCTATGATTTCACCAAAAATCTCTTGTTTGGCGTTATCAAAAAGTGGCTCCAATAGATCACACACGGGAGTCAAAAATTTGTTTACAAAGTAATAATGATAATCGATCGGGAGATTGTTTTCCTCTACATATTTTGGATCTTCGCTTTTTTCGTACGCCTTTGCTTTGGGGTCTTCAGTTTTTGTGAGAAGATATTGAACTCGGTCTCCAGATTGTGGTTCAGAGCCAGGTTTACGTTGACGCATTTTGTTAAAAACTTGTACATGCGCCATGTTCACATCTTCACTTAAATATCTACCAAGTTTATCGTCATATTTAGTGATAGAAACGGGCTTTCCATTTACTTTATAACTATCGGCGAGTGTTTGGCTTAGAAGAAGTTCAGTATTTGTAACGTCACCGGTAAGAAGTTCGAGAGCTCTTTCTCTTGCCAAATCAATCGCCGGTTCTTTATCATTGCTGTTCAAAACTACATCTAACAGTTCTTTACAAACACGCCGAACGTGAGGTGTGTTATCCCGTCGAACAAGCTGAAGTCCCTTTACATCGATGTAGTCCATGTGCATTTTTTCGTCTTTGCCCTTTGTCCATAATTTAGCAGCGTAACGTTTCTTACTATAGAGAAAATAAGGATAATAAACCTTTTCAAGTTCCAAATTATTGGGCTTTTTGAAGAGAGCTGAACACTCTTCCGCTGCCCTTTCGCCGATTTCCCAACTATAGGCAATAGCTTCTTCACCCGTGCGACCTCCTACATCAAACTCAACCATGACTGAATCAGTATCGCCATATCTTACTTTAGAACCGGGAAAATGCTTTTCAACATAATTCTTCGTCTCTTCAATCATCGAACGACCTTTAGAAGTCGTGGTAGAGGCAATAGGAACACAGGGAAGGATACCTTTACCAGCGCCAGTAAAACCGTAAACCGAGTTCATCGAGATTTTATAGGCGAGTTGCTTACCGTTATAGACCTCTTTCATAAACCCGGTTGCCGCAGCCATGTCCTTTTTAGCTTGCTTACGAAACTGTTTCAACTCGAGAAGAATCGCAGGTAAAAGACTCGGAACATCTTGAGCAAACTTGTATGTTCGATCGGCAATTTTGAAAGTTTCGTATGTAATTCCAGGAACCGCCCCATACTTCTTTTCATCCATAACGTACGAAGAATAACACAAGTTATGCGCCATCATAATAGATGGGTATAGGGATTCAAAATCTAAAGCCGTAATTGGTGTATAGTATGCACCCTTTTGTGCTTCAAGAACGGTTGCCCCTTCGTATGGTTCTTCGGGAATTGCTCCATAGCGAATAGTTGGAACCATGAAACCAAGCTCTCGTGCTTTTTTAGTAAGCTGTGAAAAGACCTTAATCTGCTGTCCTCGTTCAACCAAAAAAGATGCAGGCACCCATGTAGCTTTCGCCATTTCTACCAAATTTAAAAGTGTACACAATTTCTTCATAAGCCTGTGTGGGAGTAGTGTATCCTTAATACAATATTCGGCAACCTCCCTTAATTTAACCGGGTCTTCTTCAACAAATCGGGCGAACATCTCCTTTGCAGGCATGTCAATTTTTTGATCACCGAGGTATAGCGTGGACACGTTGTTTAGAGAATACGAATCTAGTTTATATCCCTTCTTCACTTCATGGAATAAATCAAAAACAAAACGACCGGGCATTGGTAATAACTTGAGCAAATTATCACCCAAAGCACTCGAACTCAACTTTTTAATCATGAGATCAGACGGTCTATCTTTCAACTTACCCAGGTTGAAGAAATTGGGGTTACAACCTGCTACGTAAGCACGTTTGAATATATACTCAAGATCAAATCCAAAAATGTTCCATCCAGTTAAAATATCGACATCATTCTTTTGTATGTATTTTTGAAAAGCTTCGAGCATCTCCTTCTCAGTGTCATAACTTTTGATGTTGCATCCCTCAAGATTTGAATCAGTCTTTTTAAAACAAAGACACGTCTTATCATATGGTTCGTCACTCCCAAATTTACACAATGTAATCGCAATTTGGAAACATGCGTCCCCGGTTACATCTGCATCAGGAAACTTACCTGTCGAACTGTTACATTCAATATCAAACGAGGCAACTACAAAAGGTGCAATATCATCTCTCGCAACCGGTTTAAGAGTCGTCCAATCGTTACAAAACAAATCAATGTCTACATTCGAAATGTTTGTATTTATACATTTTTCACCGGTTTCGAGCCAACCAGTTGATTGAATTCCGGTTCTATGCATCAGGCGCAACATTGGATCAATGTTAGATTCAAAAACTTTCACTTTAAAAGGCCCCGAAGAAAGTTCCAAAGGTTTCTTCAGAAATGAATCAACTCGGCGCCTCGCTTGAAGAGACACAAAGTCAAGTTTCATGAATGGAAATTGTTGATTGTTTTGAAATCCCCAGACATCCTTTGACTTTGTTACAGAATAACAGAGTAAAGAATCTGGACACTTTCTATCTATGATGTCATAAATCTCACGAATTGTTTGTTGTGAAACTTTTTCCGGAAGCTTTACAAAAAAATACGGGGTGAATGCAGTCGTGACGGACACAGATTTGCCATCTTCGGTTTTACCAAAAATAGTAATCAGGTGCTCGTCATTTTCCTCAGTATCTCTGGCCTCCCAAGTAAGTGCTTGGAAGGCTACCATTGTGTTATCATCGAGCCAAAATTTTAATATACTTTTAATATAAATGTCAGCAGCTTTGATTGATCTTGTGTCGAAGGGTGCCCAGGATGTGTATATCACAGGTGAACCCCAGGTCAGTTTTTTCCGTCAAAATTACAAACGTCACACAAACTTTTCCATGAAACCGGAACGCATGGACTACATTGGTACCTTTGGTTCCAACAATGAAATTACAATTCCTGTTCGTTCGAAGGGTGATTTGATGAGTTACATCTGGATAGAAGCTCCCAACATTTCCAATGTCACGACCAATAATGATGGTCTTTTCTCTGCGGGTGCTTCTAGTCCGACAGAAATCAGCTTATGGATCGGTGGCCAAAAGGTTTGTCAAATGGACTCTTTGTTTATCCAAGGTGTCTACAATCCGCTCTACAGAGATGGATCTTCTAAGGCTTCGTGCACTGTTTCTACAAACATTGTGAAGGGTAACGCGCTTGGTATGGGTACAAACACCGGGAGTGATTACTTCGTATTACCGTTCTTCTTCGGCGAAGATTGGACAAAGTGCTTACCGTTGGTGGCTCTCCAATATCACGACGTTGAAATTAAAATTAAGTGCCGTGATGGTCTCTACACGGGTATGAGCACACCGCCGTCTCCGAAGATCTATGGTAACTACATCTATTTGGATACTGATGAGCGTAAGTTCTTCACGGATGTCGACCATGAAATTCTCATTACACAAACACAATACCAACCTATCAACCCGACCGATACTGATATTGATTTGAGCTACTTCAACCACCCGGTCAAGGGTATTCACTTGGTTTCTGGTAACGCTACAGGAGGTAACTGGGATGATCAGTTTAAGTTCAATACTTCGAGTCTTTACATCAATGGCGTCACCTTGTTTGAAGATACAACGAGCACTTACCACCACAACGTGGTTCATGAAATGCATTGTACGGATCTTCCGGATGATGTTCTTCGTGATTTACCGACGTTCACGTGGCCGTTCTGCTTAACGCTCAGCAAGCAACAACCGACGGGTTCGATCAACTTCTCCAGAATTGACACTGCCAAGTTAGTTCTCGATGCACCGACGGGTGGTAACTCACTCCATCGTGTTTATGGTGTGAACTACAACATCCTCCGTATTAAGAACGGTATGGCTGGGGTTGCGTTTGGGAACTAATTTCAATGTCCACGGGTGGAGCATCTAATATTTCGACTTCGTATTTTTCGTTATTTGACTTAGATATTACGGCTACACGGCATATCTTTGTCGTTACTACAGGTCCTTGTCTATCTGTCACTATAACAGGTGGACAAACTAAAACTAAAGACATATTTCTTATATATGATTTATATTTAAAAATATCAATAATATATAAGATTAGGATGGACCTTGTCCCAATAAAACTTATCAAGAACAAAGATGTTCGTAACATCCTCTTAAGAGTCAAAGGTGAGAATGCTCAAATTGATATGAATGACTACATTGAGAGTAAAATGAATACCACTACTGCTGCGAGATATCTCATGGCTATTGAAGATGCTGCGGAAATGGCTAAGCAACTCCTCCAGAGACCCGGTATTTTTGAACAAATTGGGAAGGACATCAAGAAGGAAGCTGGATACGATTTCAAGTTTAAGTGTCGAAGGACATCGAATATGACTAAACTCACAAAAAATCGTAACGGTACTGAGTATCTTCATATCGCCCACACCTATCCAAGTGGTGATGGTCACTACGCACTCGCAAAAATTGATCACACAAACAAGAATATCAAGTTGTTCAATTCAATGGGTGCGGGTC